ATCAGTTCCCTGTATAAATAAATCTTGGTCTGATTCACTTGCTCTGATAATCAAACCTGCACTATGATGTATAAATCTTCCAAACTCAGTTCCACCATCTTTTAATGTAATATCTCCACCATCAGCATCAAGAACGATGTCACCTGATGCGTCTAACGTAATATCTCCTGATGCGTTTGTTACATTAGATGATGATAAAGTACCGCTAACACTTGCATTTACAAAATTACCATCTGCTCCACCTTCTATTCTCTGCCATGCTGTGCCATTGAAGAAACAGTAATCACCTACACCCCAGTTTGTAACACCATCCAGGTTAGTTGTACCTGCTACGCTAACAATATAAAACTCGCCTTGCGTACCAGTTCCTGATGATAATGTTGGGCTGTTTGTACTTGCGTTCCAGCTACCGTTGAAGTCTAAACCTGTAAATGTCTCACCATTTAAGATCAAATCACCTTCAATCGTTACATCATTGAATGTGGGATTTCTTCCAAAAACACCGCCATTTTGTTTAATAGTCATAGCATCAACCTACTTTGTTATTTAGCAACCCAACCAGTATTACCTGATCCAGATTCTTTTACGTAAAAACTTGTGTTTGAACCACCGTCTGTTCTTAAAAATATAGAACCTACCGATGCTGTTACTGATCCCTCTGGTGTGCCTGTACCGCTTGATATAAGCGATAATGCAGTAGAACTCACCGTTGCTGCTGGCAAACCATCTGAATCAAATGATAATAATTTGTTAACTCTATCTGCCTTTAGGGGCAGTTCCATATCTTTTGCTACACCACCTACTACTGGTGTGGGGTCTACATTTTGCAAATGAATACTTCTCTCAATAGTATTCTCATTCTGAATAGCACCTATATACATTTTATCAAAGTCACCATTTACATCTGATGCTAAGAAATCACCGCTATTCTGAAAATCTGTTGTTCTAGTAAGCGGCATAGCTAATACAAGACTTACTACGTGCCCGTTAGTTTGACCACTACTAAATACTACTGTGCCACCTGTAACAGTACCTACATTGTTTACAGTAAAACCAGACGTTTGTTTTACTCCATTGACATAAACTTCCATATCAGATGCAGCTAATACACGAAAAGTATACGTAAAACTTGTCTGACCACTTGTTGAAGTAATGTCATTTCTTGTAACTAATTGTGATACTGTCATTGTAAAACCCTATATATTTTGCCGATTATACTATTTATCTCTTTCTATTTCATTAATACGTTTAGAAAACTTAGTTACTGTAGATTCTGCTATATTAAACAATTTTTTATCAAATGCTTCTTGTCTTTTTGTTTTTTCTTCACCTGATAAAACTGTGCTTTCTAACATTTCATTTTTTTGCTTTGTAATTTTTCTATAATTTCTAAGTGATCTTGATATTGTATTTTCAAATTGAAACAATATTTGATTATCTTTTTTGTATTGACGTAATTTATCACCTTTATATTTTTTTGCAGAATTTACTTTCATTTGCACTTGATCAGCAATATCAAACATATTTTGCACATATTGAGAGTTTGGGCTTCTAGGTGGTGAAACTAAAAAACTCCTTATGATAGGATTATTCATTCCGCTTTTTGCTTTTTCAGATACTTCAACATTATTAAATTCTTTTATCTCATTTATAATTTTATCTGCTGCTGCTGTGACATATCGTTCCGTATTAGGAATAGTAGATTGCAATACTTTATCTATCATTACAGGCGATATATTGAATGCCTTGCCAGCTTCTTTAGAAAGCTCAGATGTATATCTTGTTGCTCTAAGTTCAGGCTCTAATTTATCTAAATATTCTGGATAAATATCTCTTCCTGTAAAAAAATCATAATTAGCAGCTATTTCAACACCTAATTTTGGTAAAGGCCCAAGTAAAACTGTAGGATCAACTACTGGACTTAATGAAGATAACATCCCTTTACCAATGTCAGTATAAAAATTCTGGCCTTGTGGTTTGTTGCCTTCATACATCCATACCATAAATTTTTCAGGTATTGATCCAAAAATATATCCTGGCGCAAAAGGTTTTGGTATTCGCTTCCAACCATCTTTTGTTTTGTAAACCCAATGCGTATCTTTTAGCCATTGTGGTATGTTTAAATATTCTTCTCTCTCATCATCATCTGCTTCATACAAATAATATCCTGTAATTAATATACTAGGTAATGTTATAGTGGATAAAGCGATAGCCGTTGCAGTCTTAGGATTATCAAGAAACCTTCTTACAAGTTTATCTGTGCCTTGTATGCCAGCATTTAAAAACGGTATGTATCTATTTAATCTTTGTCCTATAACACCAGACCTACCAAAATCCACAGTAGCTTGCCTTGATTCAAGTGCAGCCGCTAAATCAGATAACCCATTTTTTTTATTCGCTAAATAAACTCCAACTCTGACTGATTCTTCTGCTTTTTGTGATATATCAAAAAATGGTTTTAGAGGATTTTTAAGTGTTTTTATAAAATATCCTTCATTTTTATAAAGCTCTTTGTTTGCATCATACAATCCAGAATCACTTAAATCCATGTACGTTCCATAAGAAGCCCCTGATGCCCTCCAATCTTGATACAACTGAGTATCGCCCATAATAGCTGTCAAACCTCTTACTGTATCTATTGGTGTAGAAATGTTTTTAGATTGCAAAGACGAAGTGAAGCTATCTCTAATTAAATTTCTTACAACAAAATCTATTGTGGTTGTTGCTGCTCGTCTAAAAATAAAAGATGGCACTATAAAAAACTTTTGTAAAAATCCTATTTGTTCTGCTCGCAAACCTTTCATAGCTTGCAACAATGGTTTTGAAACTTTAAAAAATTTCTTTTTTCCGTCTTGATATACTGCAATCGTGCCTTTTGGCTCTAATGGAGATGGCCTAAAAACTTCTTTACCGTCAACCATAAATTTTTGCATTAAAGGTTTTACAGGTTGTATATATTCAGGCAACACATCTTTTAATGCTACCACTGAGTTTGCAACACGATTTCTATAAGAGATATCCATAATCTTTACTGTGTTTGCAATAATAGAATTTATAGGGTCTTTTATTTCTTTTTCTGATCCAACGAGTTTTTTTATTATTGATTTTGCAGATTTATTTGAAAATAAAGCACCGCCTACATTGCCACTAAGCTGTTCTGCATTTTCATCTAATATTCTTTGAAATGGTATGTAATTTGGGTTTGCTTTAATAATATCTTCAAACTGTTTGCCTGTTAAATTACCAGATTGAACAAATAAATTTAATATTCGTTTTTGAAATTCATAAATTTCTTTTGCTGTAGAATCAAAAAATTCAATAGCATCGCCATATTTTGCAGTAATGTTTGCCATATCACTCAAAGATTTTTCAACTTGAGCGTCAGTTACTTTTTTATCTTCTTGCAAATCATTAAGACTTCTTCTAGCAATTAAATAATCAATTAAATCTTGTCTGCGTACATTTTGATCTTTTTCATATGGAATAATAGTAGCGTCAAAATCATCAAGAATAGGTTTTAGACCATTTCCTGTATCAATTTTGTTCCCTCTTTCATCAATATAAAATGTTTTATTTTCTAAAACATATTTACTCATTCCTGTAATTCCAGAAAATGAACTAATTAAAAGAGTTGGATTTAATCCTTCTTTTATAGAAGCTCCACGCTCTAAAGCTTTTTTTACTAATCTGTTTACTCCGTCAAACTTGTCAACAAACAGACGATAAAAAGACGCAAATGTATTTTGTGTATTATCAATTTGTGCGGTAGGAACTTCATTTTGTTTTGTTTTAGGAATATCTACAAAATTACTAAACAAAGGTCTTATATATTCAGATGACTTTACTAAACCATCTGTTTCATTTACATATTCGTTAAATTCATCAAGATAAATATTGTATGCAGCTTCATCTAAATTATCTGCAAAAACAATTTCATTTGCTTCATTAAATACTGGCACTAAATTATCATTTGTTTCAGCTACATCTTTGTAAGTGTCAAAAAAATAATTTTCTAAATTAGTTGCATCCATTTGTGCAAGGTCTGCAACTTCTGCATTTATTTCATTAATTTGACCATTTAAATCTGCTTCTAAAATAAAATTGTCGTTTCCATTAAATAATACTCCTAATAAATCTAACATATCATTATCATCTAATGCGCGATCTTGTGATGATCCTGTTCTTGCATTTGGATCAAAAAGATTCATGCGTTCATTGTATCTTTCTGTAAGATCAGATAATGTTTGTTGACCGTTTTTTGCAAAAACTCTTTTAAAATCTTTTGCTGTAGCTAAACTTCTGCTTTTAAAAATTTCTGGATCAAATCCTTGCCTAACAAGTTCTTCTGTATTTAAAGCTCCTCCACTTGCTATAAAATCTTTAAATGTTGTTGCCTGTTTTCTTATAAGTTCTACATCTTTTTCAAGAGACCTAATTACTTTATCTCTTTTCTTTTCAATAGGATCATTAGCTGTTTCTTCATATTGATTTAAAAGTTTATTGTTAATATCACTTACAATTTCAACATTAGGTTCTATAGTTAAATTATCTTCTAATACCGCTTCTCGTTCTTCATTTGTAAGCAAATCATCTGCATCTTGTGTGTTTTCTGGCGTTTTGTTGTCTTGATTTATAAATTTATCTATCGCAACAACAGTTGTTTTGACACCACCTAATGTTCCTATCAAACCAGCTTCAATTAAAAATTGATCTTTTGACGGAACTAAAGTATCCCATACTTGATCTACAGTTAATGTTTCTCCAAAACCTGCATCAACATATAATCTTAAAGCATCAGCAACACGCTCTTCACCAAGTTCATTCAACATGCCATGCCATCCAGCTCTTGTAATAATTTCTTGCATTGTTGCGTTAGGCTTAACAAATTCTCTAAATGTATTTAATAAACCAGTAAGCAATCTTGGCGACAAAGTGTTAATAGCAGTATATGCAGAAGTGGAAATTTTATTTGTTACAGGGTCAATTATATATTTACCAAGTCTTGCACCTGATATTTCACTTGCTAATTCTGCATTTGTATATGCAAAAGCCTTTAAAGCAGTAGTTGCTGGTTTTAATTCTGCGTCTTTTAAAATAGCTACGCCATCTTGCGTTAAACCAACTTGCTGAGTTAAAGTCGTTTCCCCAGCATTTCTAACATTCATAGGAATCATAGCTGCACTTCTTGCTGCTACATTGGCGGCTGCCCCAGCTACTTCTGTTGTTGCTGACTTTACTGCTGCGAATTCAGCTGTTTTTTCTAAACTTTTAACTGCTGCTGTTTGTGCGGTTTTACCTATACCGCCTGTCAAAAAAAATTCTGTAATAAATGCTGGTAATGGTGCGCCATAATATTTCATGCCACCACCCCAACTAAACCCTCTTATATTTTTTTCTATATATTTATCTAAAAATTGATTAAATTGTTCATTTTCTGATTCACTTAACTCTTCATTATTAGCTCTTTTTTTTGCAAGTGCAGAAAGCTCTAATGCTTCATAACCTTTTATTAATCCACCGCCTGGAACGATATCTGCCGCTTCAATAAATTTATTAGCTTCACTCCAACCAATAGGATTATTTTGCCATTCTTTGATTTGTTCTGGCGAAAATCTTTGAATAGCAATATTAAGTAACTGTTGCTCTTGCTCTTCTACTACATCATCAACAATTTTCTTTTCATCTACAGTAAAATTAGGCACTAAACTCATGCTCAAACGCTGTCCATTAATTTTACTAAAATCAGATGCTTCGTTAATTTGTGGAGGAAAAGACATAATTATTGATTTTGCTCAGATTTTACAGTAATTATTTCTAACAATTTTTGCCTACGATCATTATTTATTGATGTAATAGCTTGAGCTATATATTGATTATAAATGTTTGTTTTTTCTTCTTCAGTCAAATTCACTCTATTTTGTTCTCTTTCACTTAGAGGTGGCAAGCCGCGCTCTTTTCTATCTTTATTTTGTTCATCTATTTTTTTTAACCTTAATCTTTCTACTTCGGGCTCTGCTTCTAAAAACAAACCTCTCATTAATGTTCCTGCTAATTCAGGCCGATTTGGTAATGCTATTTTGACCGCATTGCTTGCAAGTTCATAACCTAAAGAAAGATCGGAACCTGCTTGAGCATTGCGTTTATTAGTTAAATTTTGTATTTGATTCGTTACTTTTTCATATTCTTCTGGCAATATTTTCCCGCTAGCCCTCATTAGAAGTAAGTCATTTTGAATATTTTGTATACCTTTTAAATAAATTTCATCTTCAGGTATTTCTAAAACGTCATATACTTGCACTATTGTTCTATCAATCAAACCATCATCATTTATTGCATTGAGCGCTTTATCAGAATTTATATAATTAATTAATGCAGATTCTTGTGCATCATTTATTTGATTTGTAAGTCTTGCAAATCTAACATTGTTTTCTTTTTGAGCAAAATTACCTAAATTGTCTTCTGATACAAGTTGATCACGCAAGTTATTAAAGTTATCAATTTGTTCTTTAAATGTTGCTACTTGAGCATTTTGTAATCTTCTTTTATCTCTGCTAAACGCATTTGTCCTTGAGGTTTTGACATAATTTCGTGCAGCTTGCTGATCTTCAGGCGAAAAATCTTTAATAAGGTCTGTTAATTGATCTTCAACTTTATCAAATTCTTTAGCTCTTTGATCAATATCTAATTCTTCATTATCAACAATATTATTTATTTTTGCTTTAAATGTAGTAATATTTTTTTTGTTTTCTAAATCAAGCGTATCTTGTATCACTTTGTCTTCTGTAATAATGTCATTTTCTATAAATGGTTTCATTGTTAATGCAAAATTTTCTTTAAGTATTTGCTGTAATTCTGCATCATCATCTTGATATGCTTTATTTAATTCTTTTGTAAATTGATCTTTTATGCGAACATAAGATGCTTTTCCTGCTTGCTTAACTTCATCATCAATGGTTTTTTGTATATTTTTTGATGATGTTTTAAATTTCGCAGAATATTCTTTTAGTAATTTAGTTCGTGTTTCAAGCGATGAATTTGCTGTTATTTCTTGCAATAAGGCCTGTGATTTTTCTGTAAATTGCTGCAAATCATTTGGGTGTAATTGTTCATATTCGTCTAATTTTTCATCAAGATAAATTGACTTAGAACTATCATAAATAGACAAAGCAAGTTTATTTGTTGCACTTGCTCCATATCCTTTTGCTTCAGGTAGCTTTCCAAAAGTAACTTCACCTGTTTCTGGGTCTGTTTGTATAGCTTCTTCGACTGCTGCTTGTGCTTTTTCTGGTGCTTCTTCTGCTGCTCTAGCTTCACCAAATGCTCTAGCAGTTTGAGCAATACCACCTGCAATCCCTGCAAGTTGCTCCATCCTACGAACCCTGGACTCATCAATAGGTGAGGGCCGAAACTTGCCGTATCTTTCTATTCTTTGTATAGCCATCAATCTGTTTCTTTTTCGCTAAATATTGTTTCAAAATCTGTTTTTAGGTCAGGTGCTGACTGTAATAAAGTAGATACTGCTTGCAAATTTGCTGATCTTCTTGCATCTCTACCTGACTGAATTATATTTCTTTGTCGCAATCTGTCTGTCAAACCAATAAGTGCTTCACTTTCACCTATAGTTTTTGCTTGCTCTAATGCAATACTTGCTGGTGTTCCTTCTGCTGCTATACCAGATGTTGCTTGAGATAAAATATTAGATGCTAGAACTCTGTTAAGTTCTTCTCTTCTTTTTAGTTCTTCTGCTTGTGCAGCGATTCTTTCTTCTTCTGCTCTACGCTCTGCGGCTTCTTCTGCTGCTTTACCAGCTTCAACAGTAGCAAACACTTGTCCTGCTGTACCTGCGATTCCCAAAGCTGCTGCAATTATTCCTAAACTCATTGTTAAACCTCTATCTCAATTATATCATTACGAAGATTGTACTTCATATTCAATAGCTTGTACGTGAAATGGTGTAGGATTTGGTACAGTTATTTCTGGTACTACTTCTATATTCCAACCATTACCACCATTATTGTCTTGTATTACACCTGTTAACTTAGGTAGATTGCTATCAAGTGGTGAGTTAGATGATGTACCAAATTGTCTTATAGGCACAGGATTTCCATCTATAACCACCCCTGATGTTTCAAATACACGTAAGTTCATGCGTGTAATCTTTTTATCTCTCATTTGATTTTGACCAGCAATATTACCTGCTGTTGTATTTAAGGGCATAGATTTAATCTTAGGTGTAAAATTAAATCCTATTTCAACATCTGCCACTGATGCTTGAGCTAAAATAAATGTTTGTTCTTCGTCAGATAAAGTTACAAATGATCCATCTTCACTGGTTTGTACCACTCTATTAGAAAGTGTATTACCTCTTGCAACAACACTTACTGTCAATCCATCTAAATGAGTGGTTACACCAGCAGAGGGTAAAAAACATTTATTGCTACTTATACTTCCTTTATTTGTTTGTTTTACAGAAGCATCAAGCAGATGTTCTTGATTCCACATTTCTATAGTATAAGTTGTTGTTGTATCAGTAGTTCTTTCATTTACAAAAAATAAATTATTATTCACTGTTGACGTAGAAACAAGTTTCAAAGGATATGCGGTATTTGTATCGCCATTTGTCCACTTTGTAAATCCATTTATATCTTGTGATCGCAATGTGTTGAGTATTGCAGCAGAACCATCTTGATTAATTATAACGACATAGTTTGCATCTTCTGTTGTAGACCCTGATAACACACCTACATCTAATGGACTATCAATTAAATGAGAAGAAAGTACCGATATATCAACAGAATTGTATGCATCTTCGTTATAGTTATACAAATATTGTCTTAATGTCTTTCCGTTTTTATCTACAAATAATGTAGCACCGTCTAAAGACTTAGCTTCTAAAAACTTTGAACCATGCTGTGTTTGTGCTTTTATAGATACTGTTGCTGGTGTATTACCTGTTAATAAAAACTCTGCACCTGATGTAAATATCTGTAATCCCCTATCTGGATTTATATCTACTATTTCAGTTAGATTTCTTGCAGATATTGTTACAAATATACCCTCGTCATCATCGCCTTCTTCTGTAAAAAAATCAAAAAACGATCCAGCCCTTGATGCAAAAACACTTTGACGTTTTGATTTACTGCCACCAAACCAAAGTCTGCCTTCAAAAAATGTCGCTGTTCTTGGATATCCTCTTGTATCTGACCAAACATCTTCTGATCTAGGTACACCAGCCGTAGTCTGTGTAAATGTTATTGCTTGTGTAGATTTGCCACCTGTTATAAATGCAGAAAACAACTCATAAGTGCCTGATGAATTACCGTCTAAAGTAATTGTATATTCTCTTGTTCCTGTTCTTGTAACCGTTATGCCATCATCACCAAAAATAGGCATATCTTGTAAATTTTTTCTTATGTTTTCTATTGTTGAAGATTGATCTGTTGACCCCGAATCACCTGCAAAAGTAATATTTTTGCTCAACACACCTTCAACATCTATTTGAAATCTATCACCTATTTGTATATCTGATGGAAATGTCATTACCTGTACAGCTGCCGTAGGCGTAGGGCTAGATGAATCATTAAAATCAAACTGAGGTATATTTAAAAATGGTATATCGTCAATTTGAAATTCTGTGTCAGAAGTATTAATAATTCTTTTTGGAAAATGTTCCATGTGGAACATCAACATAACATTTTCTGTTTGTACATCTCTTACGTCTTGTACTTCTGTATGTGCAAAAGGTGCAGTCAAAAATGCTACAGGCTGAAAAAATGATACTGTAGTATCTGTAATTCTGTAATATGCAAGATGACCAAATGAATTAGCTCTAACAACCGCACTATAAGTAAGTGTTGGCGTACCTGCTAATGTACCTGATGATGGTGGTGTTGTAGTCCCAGATATTTTTTCTGCTCTTGCTACGCTGCTAACAACTGATAATACACGATACGTTGATGAGTTTACTGTATAACTGTTGCCTACTGTTGGTGTTCCAGAACTAATAGTAAATTTATAAACTTCAAAACCACCTGTTAACACGCTTAGATAATGTCTATCTGACTCAATGCTAAAATCAAATGTTTTTGCTGTAGATGCGGTAGTTGTTTCAAATAAAACATTAAATTCTGTTAAAGATATTACAAGAGTACCCAAATCAACTGTATCAGATGTTGCTCTTGATATTTTAAAATATTTCCAGTTCTGTGAATCTGAAACTTTAAACTTAAATGATTGTGCATCTTTTGTAACTGTAATTGTTCCTACAGTAGTTTTTGTTGAAAAATTACTTTCTACTCCTGCAACAACTTCAAAAGTTCCTGTTAATGCTGATGTGGTTGCACCGCCACCAGAAGCAGCTAACTTTATGTCTTTTACTTCTATAAATCTTCCTAAAGAAGATTGACTACTTAAATCATAAGAAATTACCACATATCCGCTAGTTGTACTTAATCCAGTTGTAGTGACAAATGTGGTAGATGCATCAAAATCATTTGCATTTGCAGCAGTGCCATTATTAGGTGTAGAAATAGTCATTTGCGTTGTAACAAATGGCTGTTGAATATTAGATGCGGTATCTACGTGTTGAGTGCCAGGTCTACGCTTCAAACCACCTTGAGGTACAATGACTACGTTTTCAGCAGTTTGCATACCTTTATAGTATTGATCTATGTCTACTCTTCCTTTTATCAGAGGAGAAAGCTCTCCACTCATAAATGCACTTTGGAAAAACTTAGACATGGGCATGGTTAGCCCCTTACATTAACAAATGGATTACTAGCAATAGGTTGTACAGGGTATTGTTGCGAGTCAGTATATCTAGCCATGCGTGATGCATTGACGTACTGCCTTGCGTTTGCATCCATAGCACCACCGCTATCTCGTATAGATGGTGCAAAATCCATAGCTAGTGCATATTCTATCATCTTACTAAAGTATACAGGCCATGTAGATTCTGGTGCGTTGTAAATGTAATCTACATATAAAGCAGATTTTGTGTTTGTGTATAGTTTGTCACCGTACAGATTGTAAGGGACAAGGGGATTTACTCTAATTAAAAACAACATATCAGCAGGTAGTTGATAAATAGACTGCCACTCTGTACCTACTGGACTGTCTACAGTTAAATCAATCTGTGCTTTTTTGCGTGCAAAACCCCAAGTAAACTTTGTAAGTTCACTCTGCACAATGTTGTCATAAAGATTATTAGCTACAGTCTGCGCCCTTGTATTACCATCTAGCGATGTAATGGGTAAGTCACCAATCAAAATTAAAGCATTTGATATTAGCTCTATCTTTGTAGCCATAATTTACCTTTTAAGAAAGGGGGGATAAACCCCCCATTCAATTTATATTACTTATGATGCCGCTATAGTTGTTCCAGCCGCAGCAGTAATGCTTGTAGCTGTCAATGTTTTAATATAAGTAATAGTAACTACTGGTGCAGTAGCAGTGGTGGTATCTTTACAAATTACTAAATCACCGATTTTAAACTCGTCAATAGCATCTAAAAAGTAGTCTGCATTATCAACAACAGTTTTTGCATCAGTTGAAGTGTATTGCCAAGTGTTACCGCCAGTACCAGAACCACCAATTCTACATAATCCATCTCTTGAAAAAGCCATTCTAGTTCTCCTTACACGTTATCTTTATATTCAACTTTAATAATACCGTCAGCATCCCTGACTACTGCGCCAGCTTTCAACATTCCGTTACAAAGGAATGATGTACGCTCTGGTATATAGTCAATAGATGTTTTCATTTCTATACCGATAGCAAGTCCTACTGCTTCTTTGTGATAGAAATATGAATCAACAGTATTAGAAGTTACAGTCAAACCACCTTCTGTTCTTGTTCCAACAACATGAACCGCAAAACCAGCAAGTGTATTTATATCACCTGATACTAATGCTTTAATTGTTTGGAAATCAGAAGAAGTTGCTTTTGTATCTTTTAAAAGACCTTTTAGACCGTCACCATTGATAGCTGCATGAAGATCAGTGCTAGGAACATTTTGCTTGCGCAAAGTAGCTTGTGCTTCAATTACTTTATCCATAGTTAAAGCAGCACTTCCATGAGCTATAGTTGTTGGTGATGCTCCATTCATAACATCAATAATAAGCTGATCTTCCCTTCGGCTTAAAGCACCAGCAATAGTTGTTGCTAGTTCTTGCTTCTCGTCAAAGTTTACTTCGGCTTGGTCAAAAATGTCTGTGAATTCTGGAGCGTTCCAGTTCTGCATAGTTGCAGTTTGTACTTCGTGAGTAACATCCATTGGAGTTACAAGATCAGAAGTTGATTTTTGATTGGCAAGTCCTTTGCCCATTTTACGAAACTTATATGTTTCGCCTACTACATTATTTCTAACAGTTACGGAGGGCTTAAGTAGTCCCATGCCAGCATATGCGTGCTTAACTAATGAGTCAAACTCAATTACCGCTACCGCAGTTAGTCCAAGATTAACACTCATAATTACATCCTCAAAAAGAGTAAATTAAATATTTTTTTGAGGTTTTAGCTGAGTACCCAGTAAATGGTCAGCATCCAACCTAAATTTACTGGGCGATATACGGTATCCAGTTGTCCCGATTATAACTCGTATTTTGTATAAATATCAATCAGTTCCAGCAAATGCTTCTAACATTCGTTTTACTTTGCGATCATGCTCAATATTTACACTTCTAAGAAGATTACCATGTTCATCTTTCTTAAACATTTCTTCTTCTATCATTTCCATAGTAAGACCTTCAGGATTAGGCCCACCATCAATCGGTAACTTGACTGGTGCAGTAGCTTGCACAAGCATTTCTACTAGCTCTATATTGTCAGCAGTTGTAACTAATGATCTTGCTCTTTCATAAGTATCTGGATCAAGATTGTTTTTCATAAAGCCTTCAACATTTTTTATCCTAGTTTGTGCATTATCACCAAGTTTTTGTAACTCTAATTCTTGGCTGACTTCTTCTACTGCTTGCTCTTGTGCTGTCAATAACTCCCATGCTTCGCTAAAAGCATCTGCGCTCATGTTTGTTTTTGTAGCGAACGCTTCTAACTCTTGATATAAAGCGTCATCTTTTTCAACACCTTCTGGCGGTTGGTATCCATCTTTTGGTGATCCTTTAAATGCTCCAAACTTTTTAGATAGTTCCGCATAACCTTTTGCTTGATCTGAAACGGTCTTGTACTTTTTATCTAACCACTCTGGGGCTTCACCGACTCCCTTGATACCTTCTGCTAAAAAGTATTCTCCTTCTGCCAATGTTGGTTCAGCTTGATCTAGCAGGGTATCGTTTGTTGTTTCTTCAACGGCCTGTTCAACTTCTTCTGACATTGTTATTTCCTTAAAGTATTTCTGCTTGTTTGAGTTGATTAATTATAAATTTTACTACACCTGACTCGCCATCATGGTATGCAGCTTCATAATTAATGTTTGTAGAACCAAACTGTGTATCGTTTTCATAGATAAACCGTTTAGTTAAGTCCGACAAAATACTTTGTCCGTCCTCAGATGTAAAGACTCTGTGATATTTTTTTGCAAGCTCTTTGTGATTTTGCTTGCGGATTTCTGATTCTTTCTTAGCTTGTTTTGCTAATTCAGGATCATCTATGTTTGTCCAACTCATTGTTGTGGCATAGGCCTTTCAGATGTTTTCATACCTGCTGCTTCTGCTTGTGCACCAGCCTGTATAGCTGTTTCTTTTTCTGCCTGTGATCTAACAAGTTCGGCTGGCATACCTGTTTTAGATGCAACCCAAGCTGCAAAATCTTCTAGCTTAAATCCAATCAATGCTTGATCTGGCCCTGCGTTTTGCATAACAAACTGTACTGCTTGTTGCACATTAATAATATCTTCGCCATCTTGTGCTTTTGCAAGCGGTGATAAAAACTTAATCTCAACATCTCTGCCGTCTAACTGTATTGGTTGTAATAAACCTCTACGTGTAAGAATAAAAGTTACTCGTTTAAGTATAGGTATGAGCACTTCTGTTTGCAGTCTACCAAATGCTGATCCTATTCTTCTTGCTAGTTCTCTTGAGTCTAAAGCTATTTCTGTTGCTGATCTGACTGGCCCTGTCGGATCACGTAAGTCATTGAACAATGTTTTCTTTATAGCGTTTTGTAAATCTTGTACTTCAAACTGTACTAAAGATAAGTTTGTGCCTGTATCTAATCGCTGTATAGATGGATTTGATGAATTATTGGAGCCTACAGGTATAACGACCCCAGGACTAATTACTATGTTGTATGGATTAGTTACACCATCATCTGTCGCTGTATACATACCTGACAAATCAATAGCTGCTTTTTGTAATACAAACTCTTTTACTTTGTTGAGAGAACGCACATCAGGTAATGCTTGTACTGCTGGCCCTCTACCACGTATCTCACCTGCTGTTTTTGAGTATCTTCCTGTTACCCATGGACTAGACTTACCATAATCTTCCATCCAACTTATGCGATCATCTTTATCACTCCATACAAGACCGTAATACTTTTCTTTTTTAGGATCAAAAATTACACCTTCTCGTATATCGCACTCAGTATCTGGCTTGCTTTCCATAATAGATTGCATTTTTTGTGTAGGCTGATAACCTCTGTACTTGCGAGGTATATCTCTTGCCTTCATCTTAAATCTGCGCCAGTGTGTTTCTACAGTTCCGTATGGGCCTTCTTCAAATGCAATGCCTTTCTGCGGTATAGCTGTAAATACAATAGGCATATCATTGTCATCAGCTTCATCAATACGCAATGTGCCTGTGCCGACAAGTAAATCTAGTGCGTGTTCAAAAAACTGTGTAGCAAAGTTTGATCTGTTTATGTAATCAAAGACTATGGTTGCTTGATTCTCTAGGTTTTCGCGTATGTCTTTTTCTGTAACGTCAAAGTCACCTGTTGCTAGTTCGTTTAGAATCTCATTTGATGGCGCAAACGTAGCCCAACGTGCTTGTATAGGTGCAATGTTTTCTTGAAGTTTGCTTGCTGCTTGTTGTATTGCTTCCATAGCGGTTGAATCAAAGATGCGATCCATCTTCTTTTGACCTTTTGCAAAGTCATCAAACAAGTTTCTATTAGGAAGAAAGTATTCATAGACATCATCTAACAGGTCATGCCAGTTTGACATCCTTTTAAATGCGTCTTGCTCTCTTCTTTTTATATCATCGTATGATCCAAGCTCTTTTGGAATTTGCATAATAAATACTCAGTTAGGCGCTGGTCATCCTACCGCCTTCAGTTCTATTTGTTGACATACCTCTACTGCCATAAGTGCCACCGCCACGAGTTCCAAGCATACTACCTCTGCTTCCTCTCATAGAGCCGCCAGTTCTTTTGGTTGATCCACCAGATTTTTGTATGCCAGGTGCAAGCAAAGATGCTGTGCCTAATCTTCCACGTGCAATCGCTTTTAGTCTTTTTTCTTGCTCTTCTATCTCTTCATCAAGCCGTCTTGATTGTCTTTCAACAACCGCAAGTTCTTGTGCTGTAGGCTCTGGAGCTTTGGGTCTTTTTAAAAATCCCATGATTACTTCCTCATGTGCTTTAATAATTGATATGGCGTTAAGATAAATGGATTATCTATTCCTAGCATCTGTTTTATATGGCCTACACAAGTGTTTAACATAAATAATGACCTTTTTTTCTCTACAGGAACGTAATCCACAATCGCAAAGATGTCTTGGATTATACTATCTTGGTCTTTAACAGTAAATAAATCAAAACCTTGCTGTCTTTTGCCATGAATTATGTAGCCATTAGGCGATGGTTTGACTAAATAACAATGCCGACAGCCTTTTTTTAGTAACCAAGACCACCAATTTGTCTTGTCATCTTCAAAAATTACAAAAACTTTGCTGATCATCAGAATACGCTGACTTGCACTTTGGCTGTGGTAGGCTTGGAAAAGTTTGTAACCCTAGACAACGCGGCTCTGCCTTCACCTTCACCCTGTAATGCGTACTCCAATGCTTCAACTGGGTGTGAATATTCGTTTTTATCAGGCTCATCAGTGTATTTTTCGCCCTGTGTTTGTACTCTGCGGTAACAAAACCCACCCTGTAGTCCTTTTCTTATCATCGTAGCTTTGGGTAAGACTAAAAATCTAGGCTTGCCATCCATACACATCTCTTTCATAGGCACTTCTAAAGCTGCTCTGCGTTTCATAGGGTCATTCGTCTGTGTTGGTTGACAGGGTATGCCAGCAGCGCGAAGTATTTGAAAAGGTGTATCAGAGTTTGCTTGGTTTCTATTGTTACCAGAGGGATCACCCCAACCTTTGAATGTGTTTTCTGGATAATGTTCTTCAATATACCGCTTGAGTGATGGCGCAAAGTCTATTGCACCTGAATCTTGCTGTACAAATTCATCAAAACAAACCCATCTGCCCATAGATGTACGCTGTAAAAACGCACAAGCTGGTGTTCTACCAAAATCAAAGCCTAAAATGACAGGTGTAGACCTATCTAAAGCAAAATCTATATGCTGACAGTGCACAGAATCTGTATACATAGGATGCACAGGCTTGCCGTTAGACACAAATCCATACTCGTTTGCTAGATTAACCTTTATCCAGTCATCAGATTTACCTTGCATACCACGATCATAGTAGCCATCAGGTAGATTTTTTATGTTTTCTGCTTGTCGGTTGACAGCCCAACTCTCTCCATCTTTGTATACACCGCCAGGTTGTCTAAAAAATGACCAGTTATCAGGTCGTTCTATCTCTGCAAGTTTAAAATACCAATGATCTTCATCAGGAGCGTTAGAATCGCCTATAATTCCATGATGAGTAGCCGTACATCCTTCTTTATTTGATGGGTATCTGCCATGTCGTAGGTCTAACATGTCCAAAACGGCCTTAGAATGCTCTTTCGTCTCGTTTAGCCACACCCAAGTAGTCTGGATACCCCTAGCCTTTTTAACGTGCTCTGGGCGATCAAATGCGATAAAAACCACATCACAATGAACGTATGTTCCGTCTTCAAGTTTAAATCTTATAAAATGTGTGGGTGGTTCTTTATTACCTTGTTTGAACTCACCCAACTCGCCATGTATTTCTAACCAGTCTTTGATGGTTGTAGAAAAGAGTTCTGAGTAGGTATTTCGTGCTGCGATAATACGAGATAGTCTTACACCGTAGTTTTTATGTGTTTTTCTGCTAACAGGCGCTTGTTCACACATCAAATCAAATAATTTAAGAATACATTGTACGGTTTTACCTGATCCAAGCGGCCCCATGATAAAAGAATTACGCGCACGACAATCATTGAACTCTTGAAGCACTTTGCCTTGGGGCATCAAGTTATATTCAATACGCATTACTTACGATTCCAATTTATCTTATCGTAGTTATCTTCAAAGCGTTGTCTGGTTGTTTTAGTAGAGGTTCGTGCATGACTACCTTTACCTCCGTTATATTCTGGAAAATATCTATCACGTGTTTCTTTATCTAAACTATGAACGTGATTTGGGCCTTTTTTGCCCCGACTACTCATTGATGTCATAACTCTTCCTCATCCATGCCCCACACGTACACCTTTGCTCAAGACAAAGACAATCCTTACTCATTCGCTCATCTAGTATATACAAAACCTCTCTCATAGCAATAACATCCCTATCCACCAAAGCAGTATAAAACGCTTCTATTAACTCATAATCAACATCACTTATAACCTCATCTGTATTAAGAGAAATCATAAAAAGGTTTTTTTAGGTAAATTTTTTTTTGAGAGGGATATATATACATATACATACGCGCACTGTCAAAGGGGGGTGCTGTTATTCTGTGCTAGTACTATCTGTGCCTGTGTCAGCACCTGAGTAATCTTTTCTATTGATACTAACAACCAATTCATCCTCCATTTTGATCTCTTGGCTGCGAAGTTTCGGGGTCAGATATTCTGCCACCTTTGACCACGAGGTGATGCTTTTCTCACAGTTAATAATAGACGGCTCTTGTTCTACTAATTCATCAAGTTTAACGGCTTGCTTTACCATCTCAATGACAGGATTAAAATCTTTTCCCATCATCTGCTGTAGTTTTCGGTGAATAAACGCACGATTCTTCCCCAATCCTCTAGTATTCATAATTGTCACCTCAATATATATGTATTTTGCTTCTAACTGATTGTAATCATTGAATAAATAAAACACAATAAAAACGCTCTTTATATGTATCTTTCCCCTATATATTAGACATATGATAATTATTTTCTCTTTGCTCTTGTACTCTCTGTACAAATAGTATATAGTAACATCTCAATCAATTAAAAAAGGAACGTAACACCATGAAAGACGAACTAAAAGATTTAATTATAGAAACCATTAACAAAGATGAAGTTTATACAGATTGGTATTTTTTATATGAGGATTTAGATTATAACGGCTCAGTACATAGCATAATTGATTCTAATATAGACATATATTATTACGATCTTAGACAATGGGCTGTGAATAATTGGGAATGGGTTGATCAAGCAAAAGATGAAGGATTATGTTCACCTGATGCCGATTATCACGCAATGATTCAAGCGGGGCAATATGTCGCATTACTTGAAGAGGCTCAACAATACATCAAAGAATTATTCAATGAGATGAATGGCGAGTATTTCAACATTGATCAAACTAAAACAGCATAAGGGGGAAACAATGACTTTTCAAAAAGAAATTATTAATTATGGATATGGATGTGATGAAACAAATTCAATAGCTATTGTTTGGTGTATTGATGATGTTAAAAGCATAAGACCTGATTTACTAGCTGATGAATGTATGCACGTCCTTAAATATGCAGAAAGAAAGCATGACCCTGAACTTGGGTTATCTTGGGAGACACTTGAATGGATTGCAGAACAAAGATATCCAAAAAGGAGGAAAGCATGACCAGTAAAACTTGGGACATACCAACAAGGAACGCCAGAGCACTCAGATACTTGGCAGCTAAGAAACAACAGGCCGAAAAACGCCATATACGTTTGATACGCAACCGTAAACGGATTACAGGTGTCATAGTATCCCGTTTAGGTTTAATTGCTCTAATGGCTTTAATTTCAATCGGATCTTATGCGCTTGTATATTTTTTAAATATCTTAATAAGGGGATAAAGTAATGAAACTATCAGTAAAACAAGCATTATATGAAGTAATGAAAGACGGAAATCTTTACACAATCTGGGACTTAAAAAAATTGATTGAATTACGTTATGAAGTTTACGCAATGGAGACCTCAATCAGTGCGGTGATGAGATCGTTTAGATGGGATGAGAATCGCGCCAGATTTAATTTACCTAGAGATATAAATGTTGAGGTATTAGTAAAACAAAATCGACCAAATGGTAAAGGATATCTTTATAAACTAATAACTGACTGATTACTCAAAACGTAACGAGTGGGGGCTATATGCCCCCTTTTTTTACCATGGAACATCGTCATCAAAACTATCATCAGCTATCTTTGGTTTAGTGTAGGACTCTTGACCGCCATCTGTATAGAACACATTTACATTACCCAATATTGGAGTTTGTAAATTTTGTTCTCTTTCTTCTTTTGTTGTTGACTGGCTTATAAATCCGTTGGCATCGTATTGATTTTTTGCCATTGTATCAATGAACGTAGTCAAGTTTAGATAGTTTCCTTTAGCACCTTTGTACATTCTTGACTTGTCAATCTTGTTGACGTTGATTTGAATATTTAATCCTAGTTTCATGTTACCCTGCCATAAGTTGTTTGAGTTGATTTGATTGCTGCTTGTCTATGATCGTGTGCAAAAACTTCAAGTCAAATGCACTAAGGTTTTCTACTTCATTGACTACATCAAAGTAAGCATCTGGGTCAGACAACCCCACTTGCACATCATCTTTCAGCTTCTTCCATTGACTACTGCCATGGCTGGTTAACTGTCTGATCTTATCTTTTTTGGCACTTACCTCGCCACGTCTGAACGAATTAAACAGTCCAGTAGCTTGATCTTCTGTACATTGTGCCATCAATGCGTGCATAGTTAGACTGTCATTACGTTGCAGCGCATCATCAAGCATAGCCTTTTGTTCTAATGTGTAAGATGGTTTTACAGAGAAATCGTCAGCTTCATCCTCTGAATACACATCACCATGTAATCCGACTAGCTTCAGAATTACCCTATCTTTAGCACGTTTCTCAGCCATAGCAAACGGATAGCTATTCTTACAGTTGTATGGTGCTGACTCACCTACTGACCACTCCGACTTGTTGCCTAGATGACCAGTGACTAACACCGCTACTTCTTTGTTTTTGATGCTGACCTCTATAAACTCTGGCTTATCAAACTGTATACCCTTAAACGCTGCTAACTTCTCAAGTGTTTTATGTTTGATAACCATAGTTCCATGACAATCCCATAAGTTATTATGGTCTGGTTTGATTCCCATTTCTTGGAATACTTTCTTTACACTATCTGGTATGTTTGTTTTCATCTTATAAGCCCAATAATTCTTCGTTAAATTTATTTAATGGTTCAAGTTTTGCGTCATCCATCTGTTGTTTTGCGTACCTAGCACCATAAGCCCAGTCATATTCTTTTGATTGTCCTGGCATATGTGGTTTACCTAACTGACAGTCAGCGTCACCGCGATCAAAGTCATTTAACCTTTGAAGTAATTTGTACTCATTTTCAGTCAGACAATCGTGGCACACGTAAGTTGATCCATCGTCAAAGTCTCTTTTGTTGCTGCATATACCGTAAACATCAGACGTTACATACAAGTAACTATCTCTGTATTCACAGCATCTATCACAATGAGTGATCTCATCATTTGGAAATTGCCATCCCATTTTACTGCTCCTTTTAATAATTGATTGAAATAATGTTTTACACATTGTACCATTATAAATACAATTAGTACAACAAGTCAAAGGAAGAAGAATGTTTTGGTGACATGATCAAAACATAAAAATTAAGTTGATGATATGCCAGGTGGTCATCACTTAAAGGCTGACCCTACCTCCTTAGGGTAGCTAGGAAGGCTTGATCCACCTTTAGCCGAAACGGATCATTTTATTGACAAAACGTGCCAATCAAAAAAACTTAAAGGAATATTATGGATATTAGTAAAGCAATGAATCATTACATGAATGAATTAAATCTTAATCAATCTCAGTTTGCAGTCAAATGTGGTATGTCAATATCTATGACTTCAAAGATTGCTAGAGGTGAAAGAATACCATCTGTTAGCACGTTACAAAAGATATCAGATACTTGCGAAGTAAAGCTATCGGAGTTTATTAGGGCTGCTGAATGAGTAATTATAATTTTGTGAAGCCAAACTATTATGCAGTCATACCAGCTAGTGTCAGATATGATGACAAGATTTCAGCTAATGCAAAATTATTGTATGGTGAGATAACTTCACTGTGCAACAAAGAAGGTAAGTGTTGGGCTACAAATTCTTACTTTGCAAAGTTATACAACGTGCATAAAAAAACAATCAGTGCTTGGGTTAGCAGCCTTGTTGATGCAAAGTACATAGAAATAGAAATTATTTATGCAGAAAATTCTAAAGAAATCGTAAACAGGTATCTACGAATTTGCGGTGAGGGTATCCATGAAATCACTCCTACCCCTATCCGTAAAATCGCGGAGGATAATAATACAAGTATTAATATTAAATTTAATAAACCTACGGTTGATGAATTAGAAGAATATAAAAATGAAAAGGGTTATCAATGTGACGTACAACAATTTTTTGATTACCATGAATCAAAGGGATGGGTTGTTGGTCGTGTAAAGATGAAAGATTGGAAGCGTGCATTGTCTTACTGGGAATCAAACGATAAAAAAAGGAGAAACAACTATGGAAAAACAACAGCTAAAACAACTTATGCAGCAAGCATATACAACTACGAAAAAGCCACAGACTTTTAGCAAATACGAAAAAGATGTAATTGCTTATTTCTTTTTTAGATTGCAAAACACTTATGGCATATCACGTATGCAAGCACAATGGCCTGATGACAACTCATTGTCACTAGCAAAGAGAGAGTTTGGTAAGTCAATAGCCAAGATGTGCAGAGAAGAGATCAATGCATTGTTTGATGAACTTCATGCAGAAAGACAAAAGGGAAATGATAAGTTTACGTTCCCAGATATTGATGCAATACTCAGTTTACAAAAAACAAAGTACAGGATAGCTAGTTATCATAAACTATATATACCGCACCAGTTGCAGCCAGATAGTCAGAAAGAAAGGCGTGAAAAAAATATTATTGCACTAGCTAAACTCAAAGAAGAGCTTGGAATGAATGCGTGAAAAAACTATTTACAGAGTATACAAGGGGCGAACTCGTAAACTTAGTTACGGTGAAAAGTATTCTGTGCTAGATATTGCAAAAGCATTTGACAGATCACCAACATTTGTAAGAAAAAAACTTAAGGGCAAAGACTGGTTTGATGATAAAGATATGGAGAAACGAAAGTATAAACCGTTTGTTAGCAAGAAAGAAAAAAATCAATACAATCAAGAACTTAGTAAAAAATGGTTAAGTAAAAAACTGGTGAAGTAATATGGCGCGACATTGGCACGTAAACAACGATCACAAAAGAGAATGTTTTAAAAAGTTTGTTGATGAGATATGCGAAGAACATGATTTTGTTACCTTTATTTGTAAGACAGGGAAACCAAGATCACCCAAACAACAAGCGGCACTTGAAGTTTATTTTAGAAATGCAGCTGGTATGTTGAATGATGCTGGTTACTATCACCAACTTAACGCAGACTTTCTTAGAGATTCTATTGAAATACCCTGGACACAAGAATCATTTAAAGAGTTTTGGCGATCAATACAGAACACGATGTACGGTGTATCATCAACTACAGATATAGAATCAGACAAAGTATCTAAGGTTTATGACGCTATCAACTCAGCATTGAGTGAGCGTACAGGCATACACATACCGTTTCCATCTAGGCCAATGACAGACGAATGAGTCAAAAACTACGCAAAAAATGTCTGACTGCCCTACAAAAGTTAGCAAGAATATCGGCTGCTGACCAGCTTGGCATGGTGCAATGTGTATCATGCGACAAAAAATTGCATTGGAAAGACGCAGATGGCGGTCATTATATAGCCAAAGGTAGTTCATCATACTGGGCGTTAGAAGTAGAGAACGTGCATCCGCAGTGCAAAGGTTGTAATTGTTTTGGTATGAGTAAAGGCAGCGCAGAGGGACAGTACACACTATGGATGATTGATATGTATGGTGAAGACTTTGTTAGACAGATGCATCAAGACAAACGCAAGATCAAAAAACTATACAAAAAAGATTATGAAGATATGCTGCAACACTTCAATGAATTAATTAAATACCATGAAGAAAGATTATCTTGACCCCAAGTGGATATAATAAAAAAAGGGTGTTGACTTGGGGACAGATATGAATATATACTGAAAGTCCTTTTTTTAAGATTGATTGTACCCCCTTAAAGCCCCACACAGGGGCTTTTTTTGTTATAATCGGGGCATGGAAAAGAAAAGTTTACTCAAACGTATTGGTGTATCAGGCTATAACAAGCCAAAACGTACACCAAATCACCCTACCAAATCTCACGTTGTTGTTGCAAAAGTTGGCGATAAGGTTAAAACTATACGTTTTGGACAACAAGGAGCTAAGACTGCTGGCGCACCAAAAGCAGGTGAGTCAGACAGGATGAAGAAGAAACGTGCAAGTTTCAAAGCAAGACACAGAAAGAACATAGCACGTGGAAAAATGTCTGCTGCATGGTGGGCAGATAAAGTTAAATGGTCATAGGAGATTAATCATGCCATATCATAAAGGCTCAAAGAGCAAATCAAAGCCAAAGAAAAGTAAGCCAAGGAAGTAACATGGCAAAGGGAACAAAACATTACTTTGCTGATGGCAGAGAGTACACAGGTGGCACTCACAAAATGCCAAATGGTGAAACACATAGTGGTTCTATGCATACAAAGAACAGTAAAAAGTTGTTTCATTTCAAAGACTTATCAGAAAAAGCTAAGAAAAAAGCTATGGGTAAATAACTATGGATATGAAGAGAAAGAAAAAACTTACTGCACGACAAAGAAAACTTGCAGCTATGTATGGTGATAAAAATAAAATTACTCGCGGTGATGTGATTGCTGCTGCTAGGAAACGGAAGAAATGAAGCAAAAGTCACGAGTCAATGAAGCTGGTAACTACACCAAGCCTAGAATGAGAAAAAGTTTGTTTGAAGCTATCAAACGTGGCGGTAAAGGTGGTAAACCTGGGCAATGGTCAGCACGTAAAGCACAGATGTTAGCAAAACAATACAAAGCTAAAGGTGGTGGATACAGATAATGGCACTCAGGAAGCCACAGAAATCGCTTTTAGACTGGGGTAAACAAGATTGGGGTACTAAGTCAGGTAAACCATCTACCGTTGGCCCTAAGGCCACAGGAGAGCGTTATTTGCCACGTAGAGCTAGACAGGCACTATCGGCTCAAGAATATGCAGCGACCAGTAGAAAGAAAAAGAGAGACACTAAAGCTGGTAAACAGTTCTCTAAACAACCCAAACGTATAGCAAAGAAAACATCTAGGTATCGTTAGTAAGACCACATAACAGATTCTGTAGTTCTGTTATCAACATGTATAAATGTTTTGGCTATACCTATACCATTGAATCCCATCTCTACAGCGTTCTTTACAATCAAGTATCTTTCCATACCATTGTTTACTTTTATATCAGATGCTATGCCTTGTGCATGAGTGCCAGGCTTATCTTTCTTTGATTCAATACTATGTGATGGGCTTCTATATCCGCTTGTAATGATAAACGGAAAGCCACAGACATCACGTAGATTGTCTAACTTAGATAGAAACTCAGGACACATTTCATTCTCGCCTGTCTCCTGACAATCAAAGTCTGTTATATCAAAGTATTTCACTTGGTAGGCTTTTTCTTTTTTGCTACTGCTTTCTTTTTTGGTGCAGCTTTCTTCTTACGTACTGTTTTGTAGGCTTCATTCTTGTTGGGTGTAGACTTGTCATCAGCTACATACTGTCCCTTGTCATTGCGGTTACGTACTGTGACATCTTCTGAGTTTGTAAAAAAGTTTACAATATTTCTAAATAGACCCATCATTATTCTCCCGTATCTGGTATTACTTCTTTTGTTTCTGGCCCGAAGAAAAACATTATAGCCCACAATATACCAAGGAGTACAAATAATCCAACAACATGATACCATCTGGTCTCTGCACCATTATAATCTTGCAGCCATCCCATATCATTTTCTCAGACTCATTAACTTGCTAACACCACGTATACCAAAGCTAGAACTTATCGCTATAAATAGCAAGTATTGATACCAATCTGGGAGATTGGATAATGCATCAAAGCCTAAATGCACTCTGTCAATGACAGTAGTATCGCCACTTGCTATCGCATAGCCCACCATAAAGATGGGTATGCTTAAAATAATAGTCCAGAATTCGTCTTTCCAGCTATCTTTAGACGATTCTGCCATGATCTGTTCCCAGTTGGCATCATTCTGTATGACATTCATTTTGGCTTGATGCTTGGCTTGCTTTTCTTCTTTCTTGTTATTGAGCCATGTACCTACAAGATTAGATACTGGGCCTATAAAGTTATTCAGCATCTTCATCAACCTCCGGCATAGGTATTACATTAAGACGTGTGACTTTTGTATCATCTGCCACCCATTCAGGACGGCAAAATATAGAGCCTTCTTCAAAACCTTGAAAATATTTACGTTCACGTGTCATTTCTTGAGCGATCCACTCACAATGCTGTGCGTTTATAAAGTATGTTTTCTTGGTGTCATCTTCCACACCGTTAATGATGACCACCAACGCAATCACCAGTTTCAACTCTATCGCCTTTCTTTAAGCATTATCTCTATAAGTGTGCCAAGTTTCTCGTCAGTAGCTTTACTGATTTCAGTCTGTGCAGCCAAACCATCAGCTATAGTTTGTATAGCTTGTTCATTTAGTTTTGTGCGTACAGCGTTGTCTGTCGTTGTTGTCTCAAGTTTCTCTACAACTTTAGATACTTTAGCAACTTCTTCATCAGTAGCTTGTGCTTGAGCTTGCATAGTACCCCATGCGATAGCCGCAGGTATGATTGCTGCAACTAAGGGTACGGCCCATGATGGGACTTTTATTGATTCACTCATTGACTGCTTCCTCTTTATCTTCTACAACTTCAACTGAGTTCTTGATAGATGCAGCGTATGTGTGAATGAGGACTTTCTTTTCTTCAAGTATCATTTGCAAACTAGCTGCTTCTCTTCGTAACTCGTTTATGCGCTCCACATGAACTTTTGAAACGTCTGATAATTGATCTTCTGTATATGTAACATCATCTATAGTAATCATTTCTTTCTCCACGATTGTACTGTTTTAGTCTCCCAGATACGTATACCTGTGTAGATGATTGTAAACAATGCAGCTATAGGTGGCAACCAGCCAAACAAACTCATAACAGCCGTTGAGCCAGCAACAACGTCTAGCGTATCTTTTGTTGAATCTACCACGTTATGTATTAGCTATCGGTGGATTTTTCCAAGCACCACCAAGCCTGATAGTAACATTAGAACCTGAACCAAACTCACCTGTCTTTACGCCTACTTTGTAAGACATGCCTTGCTCTGGTTCAAATCCAACAAACTCACCAACTGCTGTAAACACATCAACATCATGAAATGTAGAGCCGTCAATGCTTCTTTGTGCTGTTACTTTAGTTCCGTTAGCAAACGTGCCAGATATAGATAGATTAAAATTACCGTCAAAAATAACCACATCGCTAAATGTGTTTTGTGCAGTAATGTTTTTAGTTACATATGTAGCCATTCATTTCACCTAATCAGTAATCGTTAGCAGCAGTAATTGCGGCATTGATAGATGACATATCTTCTGAACCCCAATCACTTAATGCTACACCCATTTCAAGATAGCCAGAGCTACGCATAACTCTTTCTTTCTTTTCTTCTTTAGTCATGTCATTACAAAAATCATTGCTATCATCTAAGCAATTTGTAATTACGCTTACACTTCCTAACATCGCAGAATACATTTGTGCTTTTTCTTCTGCGGTTCTTTCTACTGCTTCTTCACTCATTTTACTCTCCTTCTAATGCTGTGATTCTAGCGGTTAATGATTCAATTAAAGTTTGCTGTTCTTGTATTGCTTTAGTTAATATAGGTATTAGTTTTTCATACTGCATACCATACTGCTTGCCATCTTCTGACATGGTAACAGCAAGATTAGTTTTATTTGCTTTGTCATAACCTGCGGCTTTCTCAAGTGCTTCAACTTCTTGTGCTTTAAATCCAACATCTAACCAATCTTCTTTGTGAGTACCATCGGGTGTTTGAGCGTTTAAGTCATAATCATCTGCTGTTTTATCACCATACTTAGAACGCTTGTCCCACTTGTATGTGTAAGGCTTGAGTTGCTTAACAAAATCTAAGCCGACATCTAAGGCTGTAAAGTCTGTTTTATCTCGCTCATCAGATGCTACTGTTAATGATACTTGAGCATTCAACGATGTAATATTTTCGTCACCTAACCCTATAATATTTGATTGCGTTGTGACAGAACCGCCCGGTGACCCTGAAGCACCTGCATCGTGACCTATCAAAACATTATTACTTCCAGATGTAACTGTTGATCCAGAATCTTTTCCTAAGAATGTATTATCATTACCTGTGCCTACTAATATTCCTGATTGATGCCCTATTGCGGTATTATGAGTACCCGTAGTATCACGTAAAGCCATGCGACCCAATGCAGAGTTACCATTACCGCAATTTGCACTTAATGATTGATATCCTATAGCTGTATTTTCTGCACCGTCATCAGTGCCATCACCTGCTAAACCACCTACAAAAGTATTTTCTATGCCTGTGGTTACGCTTTCACCTGCGTTATCACCTACGGCAACATTAAAAACATCTGTTGCTGTTGTAAAGTTTTGAACAAGTAAAGCAGATTCACCTATTGCTACAGATTTTTGACCTTTTGTATCAGACCCTAATGCCGCATATCCAATGGCAATGTTTTGAGTACCTGTGGTTAGGGCATCACCTGCTAAACTTCCCACAATAGTGTTAAATTGACCTGTGGTTATATTTTCACCAGAGTTGTGTCCAATAGCAATATTGTGCATATCAGCGGCACTGGCGGGATTTTGTCTTAAAAGTGCATTCGCTCCAATCGCAACACTTCGCGAGCCTACAGTATTTGTTCCCAAAGCAGATGTTCCTACTGCTACGTTAGCATCAGCGTCAGTCATAGCGTCGCCTGCCAAACCGCCAATAAGAGTATTAGATACGCCTGTAGTTATGCTTTCACCCGCCATCCTGCCAACAGCTACGTTATAAACATTATTGCTACCAGTAAAATTTTGGTTTTTTAATGCATTTTCACCAATAGCTACATTATACCTTCCCGTAGTTTCACCGCCTAAAGAATTTACACCCATAGCGACGTTGCCTAATCCTGTTGTTAAAGCATCACCTGATAAGCCACCGATGAAGGTATTGCTTGTTCCTGTGGTTACATCATTACCTGCGTGGAATCCCACAACAGTATTGTAAGACTCTGTAGCTGAAGTAAAGTTTTGTGCTTTTAAAGCTTCGTATCCAATTGCTACAGACCTTGAACCTAACGTGTCTGTGCCTAAAGAGTTATAACCTATCGCTACATTTAAGTCTGCATCCGTAAGTTGGTCACCCGCATTGCCACCGATTAAAGTGTTTTGCACTCCTGTGGTTACATTACTTCCTGCACCATATCCAACTGCCACGTTGTAGATTTCTGACCCGTCAGTAATATTTTGAGAGGATAAAGTAAAAGCTCCAACCGCTACAGTCCTTTGTCCTGTGGTTTCTGCGCCTAACGCTCCACGTCCAATGGCTGTGTTTCTACTTGATGTCGTTAATGCATCACCTGTAAGACCACCTATAAGTACATTGTCTGTACCTGTGGTTAGGTTAGTACCTGATTGAAATCCAACTGCTGTGTTGTAAGAATTTGTAGCTGAAGTAAAATTTTGTGACCTTAAAGATGCCCATCCAACTGCCGTACTTCTTGAACCTAAAGTATCCGTTGTAAGAGCTTCTTTGCCAACAGCTACGTTATAGTCTGCATCTGTAAGAGCGTCACCTGCTAAACCACCGATGATGGTGTTATCAAAGCCTGTGGTGAGTGAAGCTGCTGCTTGCGAACCTACAGCAGTGTTATACATATTTGTCGCACCAGAAGGATTTTGACTCGTAAGTGCGATGTATCCGATTGCAACACTTTGACTTCCTACAGTGTTGTCACCCAAGGCTTGTGAGCCAACCGCTACGTTAAAATCTGCATCTGTAGTTGCATCTCCTGAACGACCACCAATAAAAGTGTTTTCAACACCTGTGGTTACAGAAAGACCTGCATTGTTTCCAACTGCTGTGTTGTAAGAATCTGTTGAAGAAGCAAAATTTTGTGATGCTAAAGCAGAGTCACCAACGGCTGTTGAACGATTTCCAACATCGTCATTGCTTAAAGCTCCTGTTCCAATAGCAACATTTTTTTCGCCAGTTGTAAGGGAATCGCCTGTTAGTCCACCAATAAGTGTGTTTCTCGTTCCTGATGTAATTAGTCTTCCTGCTGAAGTTCCAATAGCAACATTGTAAATAGACGTTGCTGAAGTATTTTGTGTGGTTAAAGCCTCTGTTCCGATAGCTACGCTATCTCCACCTACTGTTTCAGCACCTAAAGCACCATAACCAATGGCAATATTCTGAAAGCCTGTTGTTAAAGCATCACCTGCTAGACCACCCATGATAGTGTTTAGTGTGCCTGTGGTAATATTTATACCTGTGTTGTGTCCTATACCAATATTATAAGCGTTGACATCACCTGCATTTTGTAGTTTTAACGCAGATGAACCAATAGCTATGGAACGACTTCCTGTATCTTCAGTTTTAAGTGAGTTATAGCCAATAGCTACATTTTGATCACCCGTAGTAATCGCAGTGCCTGATTCATCACCTATAAGAACATTATAATTACCACCACTTACAATACTGTTACCTGCGTTAACACCAAAGCGTACATTGTTTGTGCCTAATGTTGGGGTGGATAAAGAGCCGTCTGCGGCTATGTTAAAACGATAGACACTATTTGTGTCATCAAAAATACCAAACGCTCCATCATTATTTATAATAGAGTAATCAGAGTTGTGATTTGTGTCTGTTAATTTAATTCTAGGATAATCATAAACAAGCTCTAAATTGCCCCCTAAAGTCACCGTTGAATTGAATGTAGCCGCACCTGCCTCTGACATATCAAAAGTAAGCGCGTTGATAGTTGAACCAGCATCAGTTCCCTGTATAAATAAATCTTGGTCTGATTCACTTGCTCTGATAATCAAACCTGCACTATGATGTATAAATCTTCCAAACTCAGTTCCACCATC